AGCTGCCATTAAAACTTAATACCTAACTCTTTTTCTGTAAAGATGTCGAAAGCCCATTTGCGATCTGCACAATATTCTCGCGCAGCTTTCCACTTCGCACTATTTATGCCCCAAGTCATTACCTCATTTATATACTTTCTAGAAGGTTTTTTAGACTCTTTGATAACTGGAGGTATAGTTTGATACGCTGGTTTAACTTCAATTATCTGAACTTCTATATTTCCTGCAGCGTTTCTTTTTTTAACATAAAAATCTGGGAAGTAACGATGATATTTCCCATCGATAGGAGACTTGTACGGTATGAAAAACTCTTCTGATGACCATTGAATTACATGCGGATGATCATCTAAATGCATCATTAATTTCAATTCCCAAGAAGAACGATAAATAATGTTGTTGGGATCGCCTTTATATTTTCCCGGATGTTTAGGTTTAAAATATCCTTTGTGAGCCATTACGCACCAATAATAAATAGTAAAAAGATATTTATAGGAAGCATATAAATGGGTACAATTACGGATGGTCTTGTTGCAGGTGGTAGAAATGTATTGAATAACGCTAGCACTTACAAAGCAGTTGCTGGTGGAGCAATGGCTGTTGGTGGTGCTTTGATCGTTGGTTCTGCTTTCGTTAGAACACCGCAAGCTATGGAAAAGACAAGATACCTAGACAATCTTATGTTCCCAGGCGATCTAATCGACGAAAGTGCTGATCGTAATTACTATATGGCTATTCAGTTTGTTGAGTATCAGCGTCGCTCTATATTCAACCAACCTTTCCTATCCGCACAAGGTGGCTTGCGTTTACCAATTCCAACAAATTTGATTGATGTTACGAACTTATCTTATACTGATGATAAGCAAGAGTCAGCACAAGGTGCAGCTATTGAAGCTGGACTCCAGGGAAGAAACGGTGTTGGTTCTTCTGGAGGTCTTGGTTCTATTGCAGCTGCAGCTGTTGGTGCGCTTGGTGGCAGAGCAGTAGAAACAGCAGCAAAATTATCTAATGGCGTTACTGGTTTGAGCACAAACCAATCTCTTCAGCTTGGTGGTCTTGCTGCTAACCCATTTATGTCAGTATTGTTTAATGCACCAGAGTTTAAAACGCATACGTTTTCTTGGACATTAGCTCCAAATAACGAACAAGAATCAAATAGCGTTAAAGAAATCATCAACACATTCAAATCAAATATGCTTCCTGCTATGTCACCAAACGCTGGTGGCACTTTGCTTACCTACCCAAATATGGCAGTAATTAATCTGTATCCAGATGAAGAGTTTCTGTATAAGTTTAAGCCATGCGTAATTACTTCGTTCTCAGCTAACTTTGCCAAAAGCGGTCCTTCGTTTTTCAGAGCCACTAATGCTCCTACCGAAGTAGAAATTTCTGTATCGTTCAAAGAAATTGAATACTGGCTTAAAGAAGATATTGAAGACAATTCATTGAGATCAAAAGGATCGTTTTACTAATGGCTGAAGAATATTTTAAGAAATTCCCTCTTGTAAACTATAATGAATACGCTGCTATTAATATAACAGAAAGAGTTGTAGTAACAGAAGAAGCGTTTCGTAATCCGTTTTTGTTTTATCCTTATGATCTTGCAGAGGGACAAAGACCAGATCAGTTAGCAGACAAATATTATAACGACCAATATTTGAGTTGGATGTTATATATGAGTAATAACGTAGTAGATCCATACTATGATTGGTATTTGTCCGAGAAAGATTTTCATCTATTCTTGTGTAAAAAGTATTTCGATTTAGGATTAATCGTACAATCTCGAATAAACGAACTACAGAATAAGATTATGTTCTATAGAAACAATTGGTACGAAGATAAAGACGCTATTAGTACTTCTGAATATAATGCATTACCAGTTGAATTATACAGATACTGGGAACCAATATACACTGGAACTACAGTAATCAAAGGATACCAAAGAGTAGAAGAAGACTGGACTATCAATACAAATAAGTTCGTAAAATATCAAATTGTTGGTAAATTTCCTTTGTACAAAAAAGAAGAAATTGTTCATATCACTGGTGGAGCTAAAGGTCAGGTAGAATATTCAGTAATTAAAATAATAGAGGGAGTTGAACATTCTATTATAATGATCAAGAATTTTTCTGGTTCTACCGGAACTATTGGTACCAATTATACTATTCAAGGTTTAGAAAGCGGCAATTCTACGAATTTCACACGTGTTGAATTTGGTAAAGATCTTGATAGAAATGGTAACTCTATATCAATAGACGTACTGAATAACTTCTCGGCTGCTGAAGCTGCTTATTGGTCGCCAGTAACTATATACGATTACGAAAAAGAAAAGAACGAACAAAAAAGATCTATTAACGTCATCGACAGTAAATATGCGATGAATATTTCTAGGCAGTTAACTAAATTGTTGAAGTAAAATGGCAGATGGGTATAATCCAGGCGACATATTAATTGATACATTTACTGTATCTTCTGATAGAGGATCGCTAGACTTAGCTAAATCATTCGTGTCGGCTTCGATTTACGAAAGCATTTTCACGCCTGGTATTGTTGGAGATATAGTAGTACTTGATACAGACGATCAACTTGGTAAGCTAGAAATATCTGGCGACGAAACTGTCGAGATATCTTTTATGGCTCCTGGCGGCGAATCAGCAAACTATATTTTCGCACTACATGCGCTCGACGATGTCAAACCAACATCTGGTCAAAAGTCTAAAACATACACTCTTAAAGTAGTGTCAGAGGAAGCTCTTTACTGCAAAACAAACTATGTACAAAAGAGTTTTACTACTCAGATATCTGGAATGGTGCAAACTATATTCACAGACTATATGATGAGCGAGAAAAACATCGAAATAGAAGAGACAAAAGGTTCTCAGAAAGTAGTTATCGGTCATCATAATCCATACGCTGCAATAGATATGATAAGAAGACGTGCTATATCTAATGAAAATAAATCATCTGCTTTTGTGTTCTTTGAAACAAGAGTTGATGGCGAACAAACGTTTAAGTTTGTTACTATTGAAAAACTATTCCAAGGCGAGATAGTAAAAGAGTTTCAACAGTCTGACGCTATTAATAGCAGTATAATGAATCAATCAGACAACAACATACTCGCGTACGAAGTGCCCAAACAATTATCTTCTACAGAGCGTATTTCAGTAGGCGGTAAAACTCGTATATCTTCTTTCGATTTCAGAACACATTCATACGTCACTAAAGATATTGACACTGATGAAACTCAGTTTAAAACTGGTGGCACTGGATCGTATAATTCTTCTACATTTAAAAACAAATATTTCAACCCTAAAATACCTACACAAGCATACGTACCTATTGATACGTCACAAAGAGCAGTAACTAACATCAAAGAGCGTACACCAGATCTTCAAGCGTTTATTGCTTCTTTGATGCAAAACTCTATGAAGGTAAGGGTTTATGGCGACGCTATTTTGAAAGCTGGTGATATGGTAACAGCTAACATACCAAACAAGATAGCTACTACAGGAAACGGCGAAACAGACCCACTACTTTCAGGAGATTTTCTAGTGTCTCGTATACACCACGAAATTGGTACTGCAGGTCAAAGACCACGATACACTTGCGTTATGGAACTATTAAAAGGTAATCTTGAAAAGGGTGTGGCATGACAGATAAGAACTTTGGCGGTCAATTATTTTGGATAGCGGAAGTAGTTAACGTATATGATCCAGATCAGTCTGGTCGTGTACAGATACGTATATTTTGTAGATATGATGATGAAGAGAATATACCAGACGATGATCTTCCATGGGCATTACCTCTCCAACCTATTACTTCAGCAGCATACGGTAAAATAGGCACTGCTCCTCTTGGTCTTGTTAAAGGATCAAAGGTAATGGGCTTGTGGATGGACGGAGATCAACAGTATCCAATTATACTTGGCTCTGTTGGTAAAGCTGGCGATCCAGTAGATGGCGGTGATGATACAGAAGGCGTTCCAGAAATAGACATAACTACTGGATCTATTCCATCAGCTGCTATCAATCAATCTGATCCAAGACCAGCTAATCCATACAGTAAACTATACGAAGCTAGAGTAACTATCGACGCGATCAATAAATCTGGTGCATTTAAAGAGATAGCAAAGTACGTACCAGCTATTGGTGTTATCAATATGCGTCAGGTAGACAAGCTACTTAAAGAGCCAAAGAAACCAACATCCGCCTCTGCGCACAAGTCAGATACTTCTGATATTGTCGAACTAATGAAAGTAATTGATCCAAACAAACTTTCTCGAGTGCTCCCAGGCGCAGGAGATGGCTTTTCTGCTGTTAAAGGTATAATGAGTCTTACTAGTCCTAAAGGCACTCGCTCCATGTCAGCTGGTGGTATATCTGGAATGATTGGATTACTATCTAGTAAAAACGGTCTAAATGGATCTATGGGACCACTAACTGCTGTAATGAAAAGCGGATTACTGCCACCAGAGGTAAACAAAGCTCTCAAGTCAGCTCTAGCAGTTGTTGCTGTTGTTTCGAAAAAACAAGGCGGAAGATATACTTCTCACACAGTAAGTACTCACGTACCAAAAGTTACTAAACTACCTCCAGCTAATTTGATCGTAAAAAAGCCACCAGATAATTATATACAACAGTATCACTCTCGAAGTAAAGAGCCGTACCCAGGTTATATTGAGTGGAAAGAAGCTATGGGAACTAAACTGATTTATACATTGAGAGGTTCAGAGCCACATTACTCTACTCCTCATGATCATATCAAGGCTAACTCTACTCTTCAGTTATCTGCAACTATTGGTTCTGTGTTATTAAAAAACACTATTAAAAACAATGGTCAGTTTACTACTGATCTTTCAAAAGGTGATCTCAATAAGATAGTTGGTGCACTAACTAAATCACATAACAACGTTGTTACTCAAGGCATTCAAAAGGCTATGGGTAATGGTGTATCGTTAGATAATATAGTTAAGCTAGCAGGTAAATACATACCTCAAATGGCTTCTGCTCTTAATAGTATTACTGGTGGACATCTACCTAAATCGGTTCTTTCCTCATCAGCTGGCGATTCAATCAATAAGTTCGCACAGAATCAATCGAAACTTGCTATGAAAAAGAAAGAACTAAAAACAGCGACTGAGCCAGAGCCACAAGAGCAGCAGGATGCACAAATACAGGCATATGCAGCAGACCAAGCTAAACAAGCAAAAGATTTGACTGCGTATAATGCATTGTTAGGAGCACAAGCTGCTCGAGCATCAACTAATACTGGAACTAATACACCATCAACTACTACATTGGCATAAAGGATATTTAAAATGGATGAAGAAGACGTACCATATGAAGCTAATGAAGCGCATCCTAAAATACCATACAAAGGCACATATCCAAACCTGCATGTTACTCAAAGAGCTGATGGTTCACAAGAGCTACGTAGTTTAGATCCGGATAACGAAGCTTACTTCGAAGTACAAGCGACTGGTAACTATACTGGTCATGGTCCCGATGGTGCAGAGGTGTCAGTTACTACTGGCAAAAAACATTCATATCATGCTGATGGCGTTTCATCTACTGTCGATGGTCATAACGATGTTAAGATATCGGGAAGTAATCGCGCAACAGTAGCTGGTGCAGATCATCAAGAAATTGCTGGTAACAAATACCTCGGTGGTGGCGGTATTGTAATCATATCATCAGATGACTCACAAATGCATCACTCTTCTGGAGACGTACACAATACTACTGAAGGCGAATTGATTTCAGAACATACTGGATCAGTACATCACTCTACCGATGGTGATACAGTACATCAGTACAAAGGTAATCTAATGGAAATGATTACTGGCGAATACGGTATCAATATGTCTGGTGGTAACTTAGATATTCAGCTAGATGCAGGTAAAGCTAGACTCAAAGTAGCGTCTGATTTGGTAGTTAACTCTGACGCTACCTCAACTTACTACTCCGCTTCTGATATTGTTATTGAAAGCGGAACTAAGATAACACTGAAGGTCGGCGGCATAAGCATTACTATTACTTCTTCTGGTATTAAAGCGGATGGTGGTGGCACTATCGAAATCAACTCTGGTGGTATTACTGCTAAGGGTTCTGCGATCAACTTGAACTAATAAATAGGAGATAGATATGGCAGCAGTTGCAAGAATAGGTGATGCAGTTAAAACTAACCATGGTTGTGCTGCAGCTACTACTATAGCTACTGGTTCTTCTAATGTCTTTATTAATGGTATTGGTGCAGCAACAGCTGGTGATACTACTGCTAGTCATGCAGTAAGCGGTAGATATTGCGAAGTATTTCACGTATACACATTAAGTTCTGGTTCTAGTGGTGTATTCGTTAATGGTAAAGCTTTATTGAGAGTTGGTGATGGAGGAACAGAAAAGGTTTCAGCAGGTAGCGCCAATGTGGCGGCAGGATAGGTAAATGGCAACAAGAGCGGATAAGTATTCACAAAAGGCAAGACAAGAGTATTTTAGCGATTTCTTAAATGATTTCGATACTCATCCTATCAGCCATTCTCTAGTTAGAGTAACTAACGAAAACGCTGTTAAACAGTCTATTCGAAACCTTATACTAACTAACCTCGGCGAGAGACTATTCAGTCCAAATATCGGATCAGATATTGCTCGAGCTTTGTTTGAACCAAACGACGTCGTTACTGCCGAAAACATCGTGTTCTATATTAAAAACACTATTTCCCATAATGAACCTCGTGCAGTGTTACTTGATGTTAGAGTAACTACAAAACCAGATAACTACTCTATGGTCGTCAATGTGGTTTTCTCTTTAATAAATAGTAATGAACCAGTCACATTAGACGTCATCCTTAAAAGAGTAAGATAATGGCAAATAGCTCGTTAAGCCTAACATCATTAGATTTTGATGGAGTTAAAAACAATCTCAAAACATATTTGAAGTCGCAGAGCACATTTAAAGACTATGATTTCGAAGGTTCTAACATGAATGTACTGTTAGATATCCTATCGTATAACACATATATGAACGCTTTTTATCTCAATATGACTGCAGCTGAAGGGTTTCTAGACTCTGCGCAGATGCGTAGCTCTGTAGTCTCGCATGCGAAAGAACTAAATTATACTCCAAAGTCAGCTAAATCTGCCAAAGCAGTAGTTAACATATCAATCAACGTCTCCGCTGGTGATACTAACATTATCGAAATACCAAAAGGTACTCAGTTTTCTGGATCTAATCCTAAAGGATCTTTCGTATTTACTACAGATCAGACGCATACACTATCTTCAAAATCGAATATATTTACTCTTGATAATTTAGAACTATATGAGGGAACATATATCAACGAAACGTTTGTAGTTGATAATTCTATTAGAAACCAAAGATTCATTTTATCGAATAAAAATATAGACACTAATAGTATAGTTGTTAAAGTATATGAAAATAATGGTTTAAATACTAACGATTTTCTAGAAGCAAAAAATCTATATGGATTAAGAAATACTTCGAGAATATACTTCCTTCAAGCAACACTAGACGGATACTATGAAGTAGTATTTGGAGATGGAACGTTTGGAGTTATCCCTCAAAACAATTGTACTATTCTAGTAACATATAGAATAACTTATGGATCAGCTGGTAATGGTGTTAAATCTTTCCGTATCGACAAAGATCTTGGTGCATTTAACTCAGTTACATTAAAAACTACTGTAAGTACTGTTGGTGTATCTACTGACGGAGATGAAGTAGAGTCAATTGATTCTATCAAATTCAGAGCACCAAAACACTATCAAACGCAAGACAGAGCTATCACCAATCAAGACTACGTCAATATTATACTAGAAAATTTTCCAGACGTAAAGTCAGTTAATGTATACGGCGGCGAAACTCTTTATGGTTCTGCGCAATATGGCAGAGTATTCATCTCTCCGTTAAGTCGTTCTGGAGCTGTGATCACAAATTCTTTAAAAACAGATATTATTACATACATCAATACTAGAAATTCTGTTGCTATTACACCATTAATTATTGATCCGAATTTCTTATACTTAATCCCTAACATCACTGCTACTGTAGATTTTAGACAAACATCTAAAACACCTGCAGAAATCAAAACGATATTGATACAATCAATTACTGAATATAATCGTAGATATCTCCAAAACTTCAATATAACATTCAGAAACTCTAAGTTAATAACTCAATTGAGTAATATTGACAACAGTATTGTTTCTATTCGAATGAACATAATTGCTAAAAAAACATCAAACCCAGTACTAGGTGTTGCAGGTCCTTTCTCTGTTACATTCAATAATGCATTGATACCTGGAACTATCACAAGCAGTCAGTTCGTAGCTAATGACGGTAAACTATATGCATTTACAGACTACAATCCAAATATATCTTCGATAATTCGAACTGGAGATCTTAATACTTACACAGTATCGAGCACTAACAATATACTTTATCTGAAAGAAATTATTCCTTCTAATCCAGCAGACGGTAACTATACTATTGCTGGATCTGTAGATTATAATCTAGGAACTATTAACGTTGTCGCGATTTCTATTATTGATTTCTTAAGTGATCCAGGAGTAGTATTTAAAGCATCACCTGTTAATGACGACTTATCAGCTATTAAAAACGATTTGATTGAAATAGATCTAGCATCAGTTAATATAACAGTACTGTCAGCTTCATGAATGTAGAAAAACATATTTCACCACTGATAGCTTCGCAATTTCCAGCCTTCTATGAAACAGAAGGACCAAATTTCGTTGCGTTCGTCAAAGCGTACTATGAGTGGATGGAACTGCAAGGTAACGTAATAGAGATTACGAGATCTCTATACGAGATCAAAGACTTAGACACAACACCAGAACAGTTCATACAATACTTCAAAAACAAATATATTTCATCGCTCCCATATACTATTATAACGGATCAAAAGCTTTTAGTAAAGCATATTCTTGATCTGTACAGAACAAAGGGAACAAAAAGATCTTATGAACTACTGTTTAGATTGTTGTTTAATGAAGACATAGAATTCGTAGTACCAGGCGACTTCATATTCAAACCATCTGACGCTACTTGGCATATCCCAAAATATATTGAAGTATCATATCACCCTCTACTTAAGGAGTTGATTGGTAAAAAGATATACAGTCGCGTAGACGGATTCGCTACAGTAGAAAATTACTTCGTAAAGGTAATAAAAAACAAAACTGTTAATGTATTAATACTTACGGGTATAGAAGGAAACATACAGTACGGCGAGCAGATATTCTGTGATGATTTCCCAGATGAAATGACTATTGATGAAACAGCTAAAGAACCAGGCGATAAAATAACAAAAGCGCCATATGTACTTGGTTCGTTATCGTCTGTATCTATCACTAATGGTGGAGCTAATTTTAAAGTAGGGCAGCTACTTGAGATAAATGCTGGTGGTGAAGGTGGTTCTGCCAGAGTAGTTTCAACTAGATCAGAAAATGGTAAAGTTATATTTACTTTGATAGATGGTGGACAAGGTTATACGATGGACTCTATTGTAGAAGTACAAGGAGGAAATGGTTCAGACGCTAGTTTCGAAATTGGTGGTCTGACTAATAAAAGAATCTACTACATCGTCAGAGACAAAATATTAGACTACAAAGACGTTGCTATGGACGATGTCGCCCAAGGTTCAGAGCTTACTTTATTCTATGACAGTACAGTTTATGAAGAGATGGTTAATGGTGTTCTCACATCGCATTGGGGATTTGAGAATAATCAAACATTAGAAACACAATACTGGTCGTTAAATATGGATGTTACCGATAATTATGGTCTCATTCAAACTGCACAAGTTGGAGAAGTTTTTTCTAATTCAACTGAAGGTGTTACTGGATTAATAGCATACAGAGTAGATGGTAGTAGTATTTCTTTTACTGGAGAATATGCAGATCTAACTAATTTTCATTTGGTAAATGGAATAGTTCTTACTTCTAATATAACTGGTGCTAAAATAAAAGTAAACAATATTCATAAATTAAAAGAGATTAAATCTACTGCGAACGTGCGAGAGGCTGCTCCAACAGATTCTGGTTATAAAGAAATAGATAACGAAATAAAAATCATAATCGATAGAATTCGCGTTACAGACGCTCCTAGTACAGTAACACCAGGAGGATATTTTGCTCCTTATACAAAAATGACTATTTTTAAAAATAAAACTGTAGGTTCAGATACTTCTGTAAAAGACGACACTAAATTTAAAGAATGTTTTATCAAAAACTCTAGAAGAATAACTGATTGGTTGTTCCCAAAAGCACTTAACCTTGAGTTACTTTCAAATTTAGACACTCCAATTGGTAAGTTGTTAACAACTAAAATTTTAGAAACTGGAACTATTTCATACATAACAAACATTAATCCTGGAGATGGATACTCTTCAGATCCAAAGGTAACGATAGTAGAGCCAGACATTTACGATTTGAGAATTAAAGATAGATACGGTAGATATTATGGTTATAATGCAAATAGCTCAGCAGTTGCTTCTACTGCTGCTGGTATCGTTACTGCAGTAAACGTAGTAGATTCTGGTTATGGGTATAATCCAGAACAAAACCTTGATTTACGTTCTATGGAAGGAAACAAATCGATTTCTGTTTCTGGTGTAGCCGTAGTTGACTCTATCGGCAAAGGTTTGGGTTATTATAAAAATAACAAAGGGTTTCTTTCCGATACGATAAATATACAGGATAGCTACTACTATCAAAATTATTCGTATGAAATTGTAGCTTCCCGTATGAAAAATACATATGAAACTTATGTGAAAGATTTGATTCATCCATCTGGCATAATGTTGTTTGGTAAATTTTCTCTAACTAGAGAGTTACTTGATCGTTCTATAGAAGCGAAACATTTTGCTAGAATACAGATTGTGAACTTTACTATTGATAGTGATATTAAAATTTCTGCAAATTCGATTACTTCTCCAGTAGATCCAAATTTGACAATACCACTAACTATCGACAAAAGTACTTTTGTTAAAAACACTTATCCTATAACAAATTAAAGGCAGTTTTCGATGACGGATTATAGAAGATTAAATTTGAATGTTGGTACTATTCCTAATGATGGTCAGGGCGATGCTCTTAGAGACGCTATGATTGGTATCAATACCAACTTTCAAAATTTATTCGAAGGTATTGCTCAAAAGCCAGATGGTAGTCTTTCTTTAGCTGCAGGTGTATCTGAAGAATCTTTGGCAGCAAATCTTGCAAATTATCAAAAAACAAACATACTTGGGAGCACACAGCATTTAACTGCCAATGTTGTTAAGCTTACTTCAAATAATGCACTATACCTTGGTGGTAGCCCAGCTGCTGATTTTCAAAAGATATCTACAGTAAACACGGCAATTGCTGACTATATGGATTCTACTGCTTCTGGAACTAAGAATGTCAACGTAGGTTCATTAGCAGCAAGAAAAGATTCTTACTTCGATAAAGACGTATATATTGGTGGTAATCTTCATATCAATGGAGAAACAACGTTTATCAACACTACCGTAATTACTACTAATGACAAACAGTTTATTCTCGCTAACAATGCTGCTACTGCTACATTAGCTAATCAAACAGGTATTATCGTTGGCATATATGCTAACTTGATGTATAACGATGCTAAGAGCTCTTGGCAGTCAAACGTCAATTTTACTCCTGCAACAGAAGGTACTTTGGCGCTAGGTGCTACAGATAGAAAATGGAATTTATATTCTAATAACATCAACACAACTATGATGTCTGCATCTGGTAACGTAATGATCTCCACTTATCTTCATACAGGAGATAAGTATGGTAACTCTACAGTTTCTTCTTTAGGTGGTGTATCTATTAATTCTATTGTTACTGCAGTAGGTAACGGTATTGTCAATAGCGTAATCAGCTCTTCTGGTCTAACTGTCAAAACTGGAACTAACACAGTAACAGTAAACAGCTCTTCTATACTCGCTGGAAACAATACTGTCAACACTATACTTGCAAGTAACGGTTTAAATATCAGATATCCTTCTGGTTATTTTTCTGTTGATTCATCGATGAATCTTGCTACTACTGGCGACGTTAATATAGTTAATAAAACACTATGGATTGATTCTGGTACTGTACGTGGTTATCTTGATACAACTACAGATTCAATGGGTGGTGTTGCTATCACTAATACTGGTATTGGTATTGGTAATGCAGTATCATTTTCTAGATTAGATTCAATTGGACTTCAGGTAAACAATTACGGAGACTCTACCGCAGGTGGTGGGCTCAGAGCTAACACTTCTGGTGTTTATGTAGGTAATAGTTCTATCAATACAAAACTAACATCTGCTGGTGTTACCATTGATACTGATATTTCTTCGTTTACATTATCTGCTTCAGAAATCGCTTATGGATTATATTTAGAATCTACAGGCGGAATAATCACTAATTCAACTGGATTTTATACTGGTAATACTTACTATGACGTAGCTCTTAAACACAATGGTTTAACCATTACCAATAACGATTCAGCTTCATCTCCATATTCTGTTCTGTCTGCAGAAAATATAATTTTCTACGATGGCATCGGTGGTAGTGTGACGTTATCAGGAGAAGCAACAACAAATTATGGTGAATATGGATGTTCTGCTATAGCTTCTGTTGGTGGATCAGTTATTAATGTCACACATATAGCTGTAGGTAATTCGATAGCTAATGTAATATTGACGGAAGATACCATATCAGTAGGCACAGACACTCTTATAGATTCTACATCGGTTTCTTCGACATCTGTAACTTCAAACCAATTAGTAGGGTTTTATTATCTTGGTGTTTCTCCAGAAGATCTGTCAGTTTATGGTAGTACTACTGGTGTTGGCGCTCATATCGCAAATGCATCGTTATTTGGTATAGGAAACAGTACATCTAACAGTCAGCTGACTAAGTCAGGGTTATATTTCGGTAATACTCTTAATACATCAGGAACAACAAGATCTGGTAACTTCAATGGTTCTACTGGTGTAGTTTCATTAACAGACGTTATTACTATTACTACTCAAGCTGGTGGTAGTTTTGTAGTTGGTGAAAAGGTAATCTATAAATCTATACTTTCAGCAGCTCTTGCTGGGTTAGTTAATAATAACATATACTACATTAAAACATCTGTAGGTTCTGCCGTTACTCTTTCTTCAACAGCTGATCTTGCAACAAGAGTAGATATTACTGCATCTGGTACTTCTGATTTAGGTCATTATTTGTTGTCTGCAGAAAAAACTACTAGCGTTAATTCGAATGCTATAATAATGAAAAATCCTACTAATGCCGATGATCAGTATTTTGAAATTGGTAACTATTTTACTGCTGCTAATAAAGGTTTCAGAGCTAACAGTAGTACATTTGCGATGGGCAACACTAGCTCTTGGATTTTTGCAAATACAACATATTTAAGAGCTGAAAATATTGTAGCAGGAACAGGTTCTGGTACTACAGGTGGAACCTTATCAACCTCTTATGTAACTTTAGGTTCTACTGGCATAAATGCTCCAGCAGTTAATATTAATGCTCTTTCTTTCAGTATTGGCGCCGCTGGCTCTCGTACTTTTAACGCTAATACGACAGGCGTAGACGCAGTTGCATTTACTTCTGGATCATCTTTCACAGCTGATACTGCTAAAATATTCAGCTCTGGTTATTTGCAAATATCAACATTATCTACTACTGGATATGGAACTGCAGTTGGTGGTTTAAAAGCTAATAGTACTGGATTACATATTGGAAACAATAGTATTAATACTAGTTATACTGCTACTGGTGTATCTTTACCGATCGCAACAGCATCAGTGTTAGGTGGTGTTAAAGTTGGTACTGGTCTTACTGTAGATGGTGCAGGTGTTTTATCTGCACCATCTACAGCTGCTTGTACTTTTACTTCTTCTGCTTCTGGGTTTAT